GGAATAGTGCCTTTGGGCACTCGTGTGATATCATCATAACCTTTTTCTTTTTTATTTTACTGTATTTCGCAAGACCCTCCTGCACAAGCAAGTTCGCCTATAAGAGCTGTCTCATCGTCTAACTCTACGATAGTAGACAGATCTACTTCTGTTAAATATTTTAACATTTCATTATATTTTTCTTCTGTAATATCTTCAAATGGAGCTTGTGTATATGTTCCCCCGTTATATGGTAGTACTGATAACCCATTATAGTGGTCTCTGTTTTCCCACATCCACTCTCCAGCTAAATCCCAATCTGTATCTTTCAAACTTATTGTTGCAGACACGTTGTGAGAATTTGAACCCTTTCTGTGACCAGGCTTCACCCACTCAGTTGCAACCTTTTTAACTCTATCTAATAATTGAAAAGGTGATTCAGTTCTTAAAATTGAGCCTGATGGTGCTTTTTGCGGTATCTGTATTACTGCTGTATCATGTGGTCTGAAGTATTCGTCTTCAACTAACTCCGGATGATGCTTGCTTAAATGCTGATATATTGATTCATTTTTACCAACTCTAATTCTTCTGATATAGTAATCATTATGCCACGCATGAATACCAGATGATGTTCCTAGTGCTAATGAAGTTGTCCCTGCTGGCTTTACTGTTGTTGTTCTTGCAGCTTTATTTATTCCTATAAGTTTTGCTACTCTAGAGTTTTCTCTCTTCACTACATCTGCAGCTTTGGCCATATCATACCCCAAAACTACACCAGAACCAATCCCAGTCATTGATACACCTATTAACGCTTCTTTTTCAGTAGTATCTTGCCATACTGGTCGTAAATAATGAAAATTTGTATACCCAGCTTGTAGTGTTCCGATAAACGCAGCTGTTTTAACTCTTTCATTTAAGTCACCTTGATCTTCTATATTAGATACGTTTACTTCACATAAATTACAAAATTGATAAGGACGTAAGGCAATTTCACAACATGGATTAGTCCCCCAATCTTTATCATTGTTAAGATATATACCAGGTTCTCCTGCACCAGATAGTTCTACTCGTTTCCATAAATCTAAGAAAAAACTCTTTGTGATTTTGTGTCTCATTAAGCATGCTGAATTGTTTGCTCTACCTCTTTGTGGGTTTATTTCCCACCAATTACCGGTTTTACATGAGATCATTTCATCATCGTCAGCAGAGAATAAAGATATTAGAGCTGCTCGTCTAATTCCTCCAGCTAATACAGCATCAGCTATATAACAAATAATATCATGAGCTTCAAGTGTTGAAAGTGAAGTTCCATTATCTTTTTCTTTTAACATACCCTCTATTTTAACTAAACACTCTTTCAATGGTTGAGGCCCTGGAGCTTTTCCACCAGATGTAACTAACATAGCACCCTTAGGTCTAATATCAGAATAATCGAATTCGATTCTTGAACCTCCACCATTCATATAAGACTTCATTAAAACTTTAACTGCATCCGCCCATCCTTCAATAGAATCTCCAATTAAAAATCTTCGCTTTCTTTTAGGGTATGGCTGAGATATGGAAGACAATTTCTCTACATGATGTTTTTGAACTGAATAGCCAACACCTGTTCCACCTAGTAACAAAAACATACATTCAGCAAATGAATCGATATGATCTATTGGCATAAATGCGCAATTGTAAATTCTATTAGGAGCTACTTCAATTGGCTTTCCACCAAACTGCATTGACCTCATAGAAGGTAACACTTTTTTATCGTATACAAACTCATACGCGCTATCTATCTGATCTTTAAGATCTGGATATGATTTTATATGCATTGCTTTATTACGTGTTACTAACTCTTTCCAAGTCTCTCGTCTATTTACTTCTGGTAAGTATTTTGCATACTTCATATAAACTGTAATATCTGATAAAATTGTAGATGATAATTCCATTTGTGTCCCTTTATTTTATATATGTGTGAGATAAAAAAGACGAACCTGTAGAGTTCATCTTTGATGTAGTAATAATTAGGCTACTACCTAGAGCCCTCACTCAACTCCTTAAATTTATTTTGTAAATATTTACGTTTTGATTCTTCCCCGTTATCCATTTGCTTTTGTGCATCTTTACCTTGCACTGAATCACCTTCATATATATCAATCTGACCGTTTGATGTATTCATTTTACTAGGGAATGTAATCCCATCAGGTCCAAATCTATTTTTAATTACATGCCACCTCCCTGTACCTGCTACCTTATCTTCAATCTTTCTCGATAATGATAATACAAAGTCAGCTGTCATAATCTTAGAGTATGATTCAGCAATCTTTTCTGCTCCAATAACATCATCTTCTAAAGCTGATCTATTTGCTTGAGATGCAGTCCATACAGGGATCTCATACTCACCAGCTAACCCTCTCAAATCTTCATAGATATTTCCAAGTTCATGTCTTACCTCTTTACCATTACCTCTTAATAAGTCAGCATAATCTACTACTATTACATCAGGTTTATACCCTTGCATATGACATCTATCAATATGAGCTTTAATAGTACTTACTGTAGCTGATTTAGTTGGATAGTATTTCACTATTAAATTGCCTTCTAATTTCTCAACACAATCTTTAACTTCATCGATATGATATTTTAGATTTTGAGCAGCTATTCCTGTAAATACTGAATCAAATCTTAGCCCTACATAAGGAGCACTTAATTCTAATGTATAAAAACATACATTCAAACTTTTCTTTACTGCATTAGCAGCTACATTAACTAATCCCCATGATTTACCTATTCCTGCAGGAGCTACAAACACACCTAACTCACCAGGACCTAACCCACCATCCATTAGATCATCTACTACATTCCAACCTGAAGGTACAGTCTTTCTGGTGCTCTCTGAAAATCTATCATCGATATCAATATTGTAATTATGTCCGATATCTCTCTCGCTACCAGCTTTCATAGCAGTATCAATCTTTTCTTTTATAGAGTCGTATTCACCTAATTGTAATAAATTAACTGAGTCCATAATGGCAGCTTTTAGAGTTTGATTCTTACAGAAATCTAAAGCCTCTTGCTCAATAAATTTTATATCTTCAGCTTCAAACTGTTTAGTTACCTGCTTTAATGTATCAACGATAGTAGTTTTTAATACATCATTATCTACATCATCTAATCTAACCTTCATAACTTCTAATGTAGGTAGCGAGCTATACTCAGTAAAATAATCAATAACAGTTTCTATTATCCATTGATTGGATTCAGATTCCATAAACTCTGGTTTCAGTATATCACTTATCTGTTGTAAGAATAATCTATCCTTAAAGAGAGCAGCAATCAGTTTAACCTGAAATGAGTATCCGTATTTACTAAACGTATCTGTCATATTGTTAATATAATAAAATTATGTGAGACTTCCAACTTATTTAATAGATGATAATGCATCTAAAGTTACAAATACTTCTCGTAGCCAAAAATCTAAATTTTTAATACTATTCGTCATTTGATCTTCCATAAGTAAAACTTTGAAATTAGTTTTATTTAATCTTGTAAGTTCACCGTTAATAACGTTTCGTATAATCTCTTTCGAGTTTCCTGATATATCTACATCATGTAGTTGCATCAGTTGATAGTTCAATTCTAATTGTTCTCTAGAATCTGTTATCTGTTGTAGCATTTTTATAGATGAATCTGCGCTTAAATCTACTAGATCATCTAATGTTAATTTCTTGTCACCAAATAGTGCAGGTAATCGTTTTTGTAAGGTTTTTAATCCTGTACCTCTAATACCGGGTATACAATCTGATTTGTCACCAGTTAGTACTCTATAAAGTAAAAAGTTGTGTGCTGGTACACCATAATCTGTATCAACATCACCTTTGAAATATAATTTCTTTTTAGTAGGACTCCAGACTGAAATTCTATCGTCTACTAATTGTATAAAATCTTTATCTGATGACATAATAAAGCATTGTGATTTAGGTAGGACCTGTTTACATACATATGCTATTGAATCATCAGCTTCAATATTTTCTATTGCCAGTGTTGAAATTGGTAAGTTACCTATATATTCAACTAAACGACCTAATTGCATTTTCATGTTTTGATCGTCTGCCGCTTTATCTATATTACCTTGAAATGAACGATTAAGGTT